AATTAATCTTTGCGTATAAGGAGAAAATACAGCACGGTTAACTCTTGATAAATATGCGTCATAATCTTCTCTCGGTTCTAACGGTAAAAACGCTTGCGAGTTTTCTCTTAAATAATCAGTTCCGTAAGTTACCGCCTTCATTATTTCCCATCCCTTCGTCATATCTAAAACAGCTCTTGTCTTAGCAAATGGATTATCAGATCCACCTAAATAGGTTTGACTAACAATATTTGTACGCAATGCCCCTGGCATAGAATATGTCATCTAACTTTTAACCAATACAACATTGTTTATATTCTAAGCTCTATTCCTTTCGTTTCATTACCATTTTGTTTTATTTGCCCAATATGCAGCACTCATCTTCCCTTTTGCGATATTTGAAGCGTGTCTAGCTTTAAATGATTTCCTCCTAGCTTTATCTTTTTCACTTTGTGGGTTTTTTCCTGCACCACTAACGCCTTGCTGTCCAAAACGTATCAATTTTACTTGATCTCCTTGCTTTGCTAAGACTGCATGAGACTTAGTTGCATGACCAGGTGTTCTTTTGGGTTTGTTATACCCACTAAACTTTTCTTTACCTCTTGTAACTGTCATTTTTTCTTCTTTTTAGCTGTTTTTGCTGCTTTTTTAAAATCTGATGCACTTGGAGCACCTTTACTGCCAGGTTTTCTCATCTTTTCTCCACTACCAGCCGCAATACGTTTCTTTTTTGCATGAATATTAGCGTAAAGACCTTTCTTTTTTTGAGGCATAAGTCTTAGTAAATTCTGTACCCAGTTTGACCTAAAGTTTCAGGTTTTGCCAAGTTGAACTGTTGTAAACATAAATACCCGAAAGCATCAAAAGCATGATCAACACCAAGATTTTTATTCGGTAAACCTGTGTTTGGTGCATAAGTCAGCGTCCTTAATGACTTTATTAATTCCTTACATCTTGGATGAATATAAGTTCTTCTGATGCTATTTGCATCAAATAAAGCAGTATTAACAGCAGTAATTTTATCTCTTATCTTCCAAGGTGCTCTAGGACTTGAAACATTAAAGCCACTTCGGCGGAGGATGCTGTGATCCGTAGCCCCAACACCTGAAGTTTTCCTAGCACCACCTGTGGGGTCAGGACAAGCAACAATTCTTCGATCTACTCCATACCTCCTCGTCACTTCCTCCGCAAAATCCCATGTCGTAGCTCCTCCTGTCATAATTATTTCGTCAAAGACATATAGCGTATCGTCTTTCTTGACAGCACAAATACCACTCATCGGGTCTACGTTAAAGTCAACACCCAGTAACAGAGGCATCACACTAATATCCTCTGCTTTTGTAGAAATATTGTCATCACCAAAGCTAATAGCCACCAATCCACTTAAATTTTCAAAACTAGCTTCAAATTCTTGTCTAAATGTTCTCGCATCTAATTGTGCTCTAGCCGCCTCAACTTCATCTTCTGGAACATTACCCCCCTCAATTGTTGTATAACACCACCTTTTCCACTCCTCAGTAGGATCTTCTTTGCAATAACACCATAAATCATAAAACCAACTAGCCGTTCCATCAGGCGTACTAATAAACAACGCCCACCCCTGTTTATCAGCCAAAGCAGGTCTAATAACTTCAAACCATACCTCCGCATCCATAAATGCAGCCTCATCTAACACAACCCCTGATAAACTCCTCCCCCTCAATGCCATCGCATTTTCAGTTCCCTTCAACTCAATAGTCGATCCATTAATTAACTCCAACCTCAAGTCAGTTTCATTCTTACTTTCAATCCATACCCTCGGCACTAACTTCTTCAAAGCCTTCCACGCAATATCTTTTGCCATCCGATATGTAGGAGCACAATAGAAAAATGTTTCCCCAGGCCGATCAATTGCCCCCTTCAACAACTCAATACAACTTAAATAACTCTTCCCAAATCTCCTCCCAGCAACCAGTACCCTAAACCTTCTTTCATCATTGAACACCTGCCCCTGTGCCCACCTCAAATTAATATCTAGCCCCGATTGTGCGGTTTTAACTGTCATAACCTATTATCCTATACATAGTCATTAGATTCGTAATCGTGGCAAAGCCTAAAGACCCTGACCAGATAATACTTAAAAGACAACAACAACTCTATCGCAGACAAACTGAAGGTCTACCTGCTAGAGCACTTGTCGTAGATCATGCCAAAATATACGGCATCTCCGAACGCTCCGCTTGGGATGATTGGAAACAAGTAAAACTTTGGAATGACGAAGATTGGTCTAAAGATAGAGAAAATATGATCTCTCGCATCCAAACAATGCGTCTTCGTGCCATCGACAAGGCAATGAAAAAAGGTCAACTCCAAACTGTCCAAACTCTCCTAGCCGACTTAGGTAAGGTCGTTGGCGAAGCTGAAGAAGTTATAAACATTAAAGCCCCTGAACTTTCCATTAGAGTCGAAAATAAAAAATCTTAGTTTCGAGAATATATTTAGGTTCCCCCGATAAAGGGCTAAATTTCAAAAATCTGTAACTACTCCCCCCCCCCTAAAAAAATAATTTACTAAAAAATAATTTCAAAAATAATTGACCATGCTACAGCCTTCTAGCAAGCGTGAGATTTTCTAGCGTATAAATTAATAAACTTCAGCAATTGGCAGTCTTACAGCCGAACTGCCTCACAATTTAGGAGAATACAAAAGAGATTTAAGAAAATAACCATTTTGGGAGAGCTGCAGCCGAACAAACCGAAAAAAGATCCCAAAATACAATTGTTAACTTTTACTACAAATAAATCTATTAATCTAATAGCTTAATCATTTTTGCTAATATGGAAAGTGAGAAGAAAAAATTTTCTTCTAAACAAACAAAAACCAAACCAAAAACAAAATGGCTAAGTTTTCAGAAATCAATCCAAACACAAAAAAAGTTTGGAGATTGCAAGAGCTACATGATGTTTATTCTGATAGTCAGAAAAAAGTTGAAACATTAAAAGCAACAGTTTCAAAGTTAGAAACAAAAGTAGATCTTAAATACAATTGGTCTACGGTTTGCAAAGCAGCTCAATCACTAGCAAGCGAAAGAGCAAAAGCAGACACTAAAAAAATTACTCGTTCAATCTATAGAGAATTATCTCTAGAGTTAATAAACTACCCAACCAAATAGAAAAATTATTAGATAGAGAATTAATTATTCTCTATCTTTTTTTTTTTTTCAAATTTTAAAAAATCCAGGATTTTACAAAATGCCAAGTTTTAAAGATTCAGTTTTCGATCAATTAGAAAACTACACAAGAAACATGACAAAAGAGGATATTTTAAAATCTTTCATTAGTTTCTTGCCACAATCTCAGATAGAAGAATTGAAAGATTCACTAGATAGAGATTATTTTTAAAAACCAACTAACAAAAAAAACCAAAATGAACAAACAACAAACAATGCGAAAGGCATTTTTTCAAATTGGAGATGATCAAATTTTTGAAGGTTTTACAGATGGTTCAACTTGGAACGGTTTCGCAAATCCTTATTTTGATTATCAAACAGCCAAAACAGTTTTGGCATATTACCAAAACCAACCATGCAAAGAGTCAAGAGAGTCTTGGCTTGAATGGGAACTAAAAACACATAAGACTATTAATGGCAAAGATTATTATTATTTTGGCAGTGGTTATTGTTGGCACGAATTAGAGCCAATAAACTTTTTAACTGATTTACTAGAAAAGTTTTGCACTGTTCAAAATCTACCTTTTATTTGTGCTGATGAATTATTAAATAGCAGAAATTACGATAGACACGTTAATAATAGTTATGTAAAAGGATGGTTAGAGTCATTTGGAGAGTTTTGGAATTTTGAGCAAGATTGGAACGATACAACAAACGATAGGTCGTAAAAATGAAAAAAGCATTCAATTTAAAAACTAGAGAAAAGATCTTGCATAGATGTGAGATTTTAGAATACATGGGAGATGATGCCATTTGTTCTAACTATGATCAAATTCCTTTTGACGAATTAATGAAAGACTATGGTTGGGTTTTAGATAAATCTCATGATGATTTAGACAGATTCAAACTTGGATTAACTGAGGTTAAATAAATGAAAAAAATATCTTTTAAAGAATTTATTTCTAATCATGAAATTGTCAGCATTTCTGATTTAGAGAAGATCAAAAAATACGGTTTTTGTTCTGATGATTTTTCATATGATGAAAAATTCACACCATGTTTTTTAGTATTTTTCAAGCATGGTGGATTTATCGAATTAAGAAAAGATGGTAATTTTCATCTATTAGTAGATAGATCAGATTATTTAAGTCAAGATTTTGAAAAGTTAGTTTCAATTTTATTTGATTTTTTAGAAGGGGAATATTTTGAACACGATCTAGGAGAATTAAATTAAATCATGCCTAGTATTATTTTCACTAATTTTGATGGTCAGTCTTTAGAGATTGACCTATCAAAAACAAACAATAAAGACGCATTAGATCAAGGTTTTAAACATCTTGATAAAGCAGTCTACAAAAACAAACCAAAAACAAACAATGACACTATTAAAGGAACTTGAAAGACTAAATGTTAGTTTTAAGAATGCAAAACTAACGCCTAGGAATATATTTGATATTCCAGCGGGTAAAACTTGCAGGGGTGCGGATAAATGCCTCGCCTTTGCTATGAAATATGATACGGGAACTAAGGTCGTTGATGGGCCTAATGCTGTTTATAGGTGTTTTGCTGCCAGTCAAGAGGCACAATATCCAGCGGTTTATGCTTCT